GAGGTGATAGTCCGCGTCCGCCTGGACGTCGCAGAACCATTTGCAGATGCAGTCGACGTACACGGTGCCGGTGACGTTGCCGTTCGCGTCGAACGTGTGCATCGGGACGTTCTCGCGCGTCGTCTTGATCCACACCTGGGCGAAGACGACGAACGTGTTACCGGTGATGGACGTCGCGCCGTGCGTGAGAGTGACGTCGGCCATGCGGATGTTTTTCAGACAGGCGAGCGACTGCATGATATCGAGCGCGTTTTCCGCGTCGCCGCCGTCGGATATGAGGCGTTCAACGGGCGTCGCCCCCGCGGATTCGACGTCGTAGATCGGGACCTTGACGAGAGATTCGTCGATCCATTGCGTCGATGAGTTGAAGGCGTATCCGCCCGTACGCCAGCGGGTGCCGTTGCCGTCCGTGATCCGGACGCCGATGAAACTGCGGCCGTCGTCGGCGTACGTCGCCGAGCCGATGGTGATTGTCCCGGACGACGTGGACGAGTACGGCTGGATGCGCGCGATCTCGAAAACCTCGTCGGCGGACGCCGAAACGCGCTTCGTGAACAGGTCGATCGACACGTCGCCGTTTACCGACAGCTTGAAATTCGTCGATACGACGGCGTATGCGCACGTCGCCGACTTGCCGAGGACACAGGAAACGCGCGAGAACGCATAGAGCGATGCGTCGGTGACATAGAGCGTCTGTGCCCAGGATACGCCTTCGAGCTCGGCGAGATTGTAGCGGTACGGCGTCGCGATCCCCTGTTCCTCCAGGACGATCTGCGCACCGTCCAGGATTTCCGCAAGCTCCGTCGGATCGGTCGGCACGTCGTAATCGCCGCCCGTCGGATTGAGGTTGACGGTGACGCGGCAGATGCGCGATCCGGCGAGCTGTAGTTTCAGCGCCTCGACGTCTGCGGCCGCGTTGTCGATCGTCGGTTCAAGCGCGCGGACGCGGGCGTTTGTATCGTCAACGACGGCTTTTGCTGCAACTTGGTTTTCGTGCGTTGCGAGGTTTGTGACTACTTCTGCCATGATGTCTCCTTTTGTGTGATTAGGTGTATTGAACTATACAGGGTATTCCGTTGCGAACCTCGAAGTGGTAGCCCGCGTTCTCGATGCCGCCGCTGGCATTTGTCTTGACGAGATTTCCGGCTGTCGGATTTGCGATCTTGTCCGCCTTGTCCGCGAGCTGCCCGCGAAGCGCCGCGAGAACGTCCTCGACGGTCGCGGGCGCGAACACCGCCGCGATGCCAGTGCCCGCTGTCGTGCACTTAACGAGCGCGCCGTTCTTCACGCAGAGCTGGTTGACAACGTAAGCCGTGGAAGTCGAGAAGTCGGGCGCGAGGTTGGCGAGCACCTGCGACATTAGCGCAACGGTGCCGCCGAGGAGCGGGAGCGCGAGGATGGCCTGCGTGTTGCCCTGCTTCACGACAAGCGCAGGCGCGGACGTGGCCGAGTCCACGGCGAACCAGAACTCCGTCGTGCCGATCTGGAACTTCTTTGTGCCCGCGATAGTCTGGTCGCCAGTGAGCTTCACCACCGCGTTGTCTGCGGCCTTGCCCGCGAGCGCGTCTCCCGTCGCCTTCGCGTCTGCCGCCTTGCCGCTGCCGGAGGCAGATGTGGACGGTCTGACGACGGCGGGAATCTGCGACGTAAGCGCAAGGGAATCCTCGTGGGTGACGGTCTTCTGCGCGGTTGTCTTCGTGGTGGTGACGGTGCCTCCAGCGCTCCCCACCGAGAACGATAGGTCTGGGTAGTGTCCTTGCGTCGCGTTCTGTGTGGTGTAAGCGTCTTCCTGGACATCGCCTACGTACAACGTCCACGTAGTCACTAAAGCCCCGTGCCCCTGGGTAATCTTCAATCCCATGGCTTCGTTCTGCCATGTATAGACGTGGTTTATGGCGGGCGGATCGGGTACTGTCTCATTGCATTCGAGATCTACGACAATAGATGGTCCACCACCCGAGACCGTGGCGCGAATGATGGGGACGTCTATCGTCTCCGTCGTGTTGTACGACAAATCTGTATAGTCGCGCTTTAGCCCGAGCTGGCCCATTACCCAGTCGTACAGCGACGAGATGCCCGCCGGAAGCGCAGTCAACGCGCCCCAGATCATAGACCAGATGCTGCCGCTCTTCACGGCCTTACGAGAATCTTTGGTAGGCGAAGTGTCAAAATCGCCAAATGTGACAAACTTGCCACCACGAACGCGCACCTTCATGTTGTCAGACACAAGGCATGGGCTTGCGTTCGCGACGGGCGCGACACCATTAAACTTGATGTCCTCGGCCCGCTGCCATGCGTACTGAAAAGTGCCATCCTTGTTGAACTCGCAGATGGTGATGTCGCTGTGTGTGTTATCTTGGAGCAGCCATGTAGAGCCGCCGTCGTAATATGTCACGTTCGACACACTAAGCTCCACGACTTCGCTTGCGCCGCCGTTCGTATAGGTGTATGTGACCGGAAACGCACTCGCGGGAAGACTCACAGGAGCATAGAGCTCCACAACCTCCGTCTCGGCTGGGTGTACATGGTTCTCCGACGCGTACTTGTTCGACGAGCCGACGGCGGCGGTGCCGGCCATCAGCGGTGCGGAAGTCGCCTTTTCGGGGATCTTGCCACTAAGATCGTCAATGCTCTTCTTTACCGCTGCGGCTGTCGGAATGTTGCTTGTGTCACCGATTTCGTCTACGACATGAGACGAGACGGCCACTTCCGAACGCGTCGCCATCACCGTGCCGAGCACCGACGTCATTGCCGCGTCCATGAGGACGAACGTCAGGTCCGTCGGGTCTGGATTCGTCGTTACGACCGGGGTGACATAGTACGAAGTGGTATCGTACCCGGACAGCTCAAAGGTTTTAGGCGCGACATTCTTAAGCGCGAGATTCGCCGACGCAGCCACAAACGCCTGCGCGTCAGCGGTCGTTCCCGCGAAAGCCCATACGATGCGATAGAGCTTGTCCTGCTTTGCCGCAAACTTCGTATCGGCCTCGGTCTTGGTGTAGTACAGACTTGGATCGAAGATGTCGGTGATCGGGATGCTGATCGGCTGCTGTCCCGCGTCCGTGTTGAACGTGATTACGAGATTGCCGCCCGAAATAACAACAGACGACACCATGCCGTCCTTGACGAATGCAGTCGCGTCGATTTCTGCGACAACCCTGTCGCCGTTCTTCAGAAGTATCTTCTTTGTGTCCGAGTCGTAAACCGCGCCGTTGATGTAGTTTCTGCCGTCGATTGCGCTTTTCGCCGCCTCCGCCCGCGCCGCATACTCGCCGGCAAGGTTTGCGCTGCCGGACGCGTTCAGCGCAGACGACTCAGCGGCAGACTTGGCGGACTGTGCCGCCTCCTCGCTCTGCGCCGCATGTTGCGCAGACTCCAGCGCAGAACCCTCCGCGCCGCGCATCGCCTCCTTGCACTCCTCCACGAAGTCGCGATAGCCGCCAAGATCGGCGGGCGCGTCCTCCCCTGTCCTCTGCGGCCAGTGCGACACGGGATAGGCTGACTTGAAATACAAAGTGTGGCTTTCGGCGTCGTCCAGCACGAACAGAAACGGCCTTCTCGCGTGCTTCGGGACGGCGGACAGCATCTCGACCGTGTTCAGGTTGAGGGTGCAGACGGCGTTTCCGCCCGTCGCCGTCCACGCGGCGGTTTCGCCGCGCCTGAACTCGGCAAGCGTCGCGCCGCTGCTCATCGCGACGACGCGGAGCCGAAGGGTCTGGCTCTCGCCGTCTGGGGATATCCAGTCGGCCGCGCCGACGATCGTAACTTGGACAAGCTCGCCCGCCGCAACAGAACCGGCGAACCTCGCCATCTTGCTTCCGTGGGACGGAATTATCGTCAGCGTAGTCATCTGAAAAACCTCCTAAAGTATCTCGCTTGTGTCGATGAAGCGTCCGCCAGGCGGCGTCTCGCGCCTCATCCTCGCCTCGCTTTTCGCGCTCTGGTACCGCGCAAGCTCGGCCATCGCGACCTGCGGATCGCTCCACGGCTTGTTCCACATGGAACAAAGCCGCGACATCACGCCGCTCACGATTGCGTCGCCGTGAGCATCGACAAAACTCTCCGGGACGTCCTCGCTGCCTATGCTCGGGTATTCGACGGCAAGGACGGAAATGCGGACCTTCGCCTCGGGGTCGTCGGCAGACGGCATAAAGCGCCGCGACAGCACAACGACGGCGGGAGACGCGCCCTCGACAAAACAGTCGATGCCGATGCGGAGCTTCACGCGGTCGCAGCGCACCTCGCGTATCTCCCCCATAACGTCGTTCGGCAACAGAGGCGAGACGCCAAACGACGCCTCGCCGGGTCCGAGATCGACGTGGTGGACGAACTGAAAGCACTTGGTCTCGCGGCAATACTCGCGGAAGACCTCCTGAAGCGTCTTTCTGATCGTCAAGTGGTCGCATCCCGGAAGACGATACACGAGGTTGTCGGCAAGGTCCGCCAACCTCGTGAAACTCGTCGTTTCCACGTCTTCATGGAAATCGCTTGCCATGCAGACAGCCTCCGGCTTACATCCTCACGTGACGCGCCCCGGATCCGGCAGCCGGCTCCTGCCCCTCGTTCGCGGGCTCGGGCTCGGGCTCAGGCTCGGACTCGTTCGCGGGTTCTGGATCGGACGGCTTGTTCGCGGGCTCGGGCTCGGCAGTCACAGGCTCCGCGGGAACCCCCATAGCCGCCGCAGCCTTCGCCGCCGCAGCCTCTGCCGCGACATCGTGCGACGTTCCGCCGCCTTCGCCGCCAGAGCCAGGAGCGGGCTCGCCGCCGATGATGTCGGCAAACTTCACGACGTCGGAGGGGTTGTCCTCCCTGTTGACGACGCTCTGGGTCGTCTCGTTCACCGGCGTCATGTTCTTTTCGCTCACGTTCAGGCGCTTCTTCGCGGCCCTCATCTTCGCGTCGTAGTCGCGCCAGCTGAAGTTCGGACTCCTCATCTCCGAGTTCTGGATTGCGTCGACGACCTGCTTCACCGTGATTTCGTTCTTGATGATGGCCTTCGCCGTCTCGTCGTCGATCTTCCGGTAGATGACCGGGAGCTCGTCCGTCGCGTCTGTCCTGTAGAGAAGCGTCTCGTTCTCCACGTTGACTACAAATTTCGCCCTCATGTTGTGTTTCCCTCTTGCGTGTGGTTTTTACGATGCCGCCCCCGCGGGGGAATCACACAAACCCGCGGGGACGGCAAACTCGTCGAGCCCCGTCTTACTCAAGCGGATACTGTCCGCCCGAGACGTTCGGGGTCGTCTGCAACTTGTCGCGGAAGGTCTCGCGGTTGAGCGCATTGCCGGCAACGCCCTCCGAGAACACCTCGAACCCGTGCACGCACAGGTCGAAGGCGCCCTTGGCGAGCTTGTCGCCGGTGAGCCCGTCGGGGACGATCATGCAGAGCACGTCCGCATTGTCCACGAAGAGCGGCTCGCCGACGGTAAGCGCGCTGGTCGGAGAGCCCGCCGAAGAGGACGCCACGTAGCCGGTCGTCTGCTTGGCCGCCTGGCTGGAGCGGCAGAGCGCCGTCTCGCCGGAGAGGTCCTTGAGCGCGAAGCTGCCGCCGACGGTGGACGAATCGTCGCTCTCGAGCCCGAAGGTGAGGGAGACGTCCTGGTCGGTGGCGGCGGTCTGGACGAGGCTGATCCTGTCGATGCAGAACCCCTTGGGGATCTGAATGAGCGGGATAACCTTGTTCTCGGGGACGTTCTTCTTCGAGAAGTCCCACGCGATACGGAGCGTGCGCTCCGCGAACGAGCTCATCGGGTCGCTCATTCCGACCGAGCCGAAGTAGCCGTTTTCAATGGTTCTCTTTCCCATTTTGAGTTGTCCTTTCTCGTTGAGCCCGGGCGGGGCGCGGAGCCCCGCCCGAACAGGTCCTTACCCCGCGCTGTACGCGTTCTCGGCCAGCTTCACGTAGCCGACGGCGACCATCTGCGGGAAGACGACGCCCCAGTCGTACACCTGCTTCGCGCGGTAGTGCTCGTCCCAGTTCGCGATGTCCTTCATCGCGTTGTCGCGGAACACAACCTCGTCGAAGTACGTCACGGCATCCTTCATGAGCGCAAGGATCGGATAGATGTTCTTGCCATCCGTCAGGTCCTTGAACACCGGAAGCATGATGTTGTCCTGGATGAGCGTGATGGTGTCGTCGAGCGTGCCGAGGAACTTGACCTCGCCGCGCCCCGCGATCGCCTCGTTGCGCCCCATCAGGCCGCCGTACTTCAGCTCGGACGTCTGGACGTGGTGCTTCACGACGGACGGAACGATGATGTTCACGTGGCCGCCGGCAAGCCCCTCGTTCTCCTTGATGACGTTCGCGAGCTTCACGAAGTAGTCGGCCGCGACGTCGCGGTACTGGACGGTGGTCGCAGCGTCGCACTGCGTCTGCGTCTTGTACAGCGTGACGGGCGAGCCGACCGCGCCGACGTCGAAGCCGCCGTACTTGACGCCGGCGGTGTGGCCGGTGTTGTAGGACGGCACCTTGCCGATGATGTCCGCGCCAAACTTCTTCTCGATGTGGCGGGCCATCTGGTCCGTCGCGTTCGTGAAGTAGGTGGACTTCGGATCCCACGGCATGAACGACATGTCCTCGGGACGGAACTTGAGCGCCCAGTAGGACTCGCGGTTGACCGAGTAGTCCTCGTAGGTGTCGGTGACCTGCTGGTAGATGATCCCGCCGTCAGGCTGCGTGTCGCGGATCATGACCGTGCCGGGCACGTAGATCCGGACGGTCGTTCCCTTGCCGCGCCCGACCTCTCCCTTGAGGTCCTCGGGGTTGGCGTTGATGATGTCGGGGAGGATGCAGCGATCCATCAGGCGGCGCTTGTATACGTTTTTGTAGCGTATCTGCGCCGTTGCCGAGAAGGGTCTCGCAACTCCGCTGAAAATGTCTCCCATGTTCTGGTTCCTTTCCTGCTCTCCCCGCCTGACGGCCCGGACTCAAGGAGCCTCTACTGCTCCTTGATCCTGCCCTCGACGAGGATGTTTTCCAGTTCGTCCCGCAGTTTCAGGTATTCCTTGTAGTCCGTCGCCCTCAGCTGCATCGCCCTCTTCTCGAGCGCGTCGTATTCCTCGGGCGTGTAGACTTTCTTGGAGCCGTCGTCCTGCGAAACGGGTTTGCCACCGCCGGTGGTGACGGGATCGGGCGTGGTGGTCTTCGCCGTCGCTCCCGAAGGTTCGGTAATTCCGATGACGCGGCAGAAGTCGGCCACGAAACGGTCGAAGCGCGCACTGTCCTGCGTCTCCATGATCGCCTCGAAGGTCTCCTGGTTGTTCGCCTTGAACTGCTCCCAGAGCTCCGCGTTGGCGCCGCCGGGACTCACGAGGTCGAAGAACTTGTCGTGCTGAGCGCCGATCTGCGAGAGGAACAGCCTGCGGTTGCCCTCCTTCATCTCGGCCCTGAGCTGCGCCAGCTCCGCTTCGTGCTTCTCCTCGGACGCCTTGATCAGTCCGGCGGAAACTCCCGCCATCGTGGTCGCGTAGTCCTTCGGAAGGTCCCCCAGCTGCTCCGGCGTGAGCTTCTCGACGAAGGCCTTGCCCTCGGATCCCGCCTCGAGCTTGCGGATTCGCTCCTTCAGCTCGGCGTTCTCCTGGGCGAGCGCAGCCTTCTCCTGCGAGAGCTGCTTGGCCCTGCCGCCCCACATGTCGGCGGTGTGCTGGGCCTTCTTCAGCTCTTCGCTCTCTCCCTGGCCCTTGTTGGGATCGACCGTCTGCGGTTCGCCGCCCTTCTTGGACAGCGCCGCAATGACCTTGTCTTCGTTGTTCATCGGTTTTTCCTTTCCTCAGTAAGCCCAGACGCCAATCTGGGGATTTGCTGTTGCCGTCCGGAGAGGCTGACGATCCTGGTTCCGCCGGCGGTTGTCTCGTCGCACGACCTCATAACGCGCCGCCTCCCGCGAGTTCCGTCATTGCGCCGCTGGATGGCTGGCCCTTGGCGATGGCGAGAGCGCGTAGCGCCGCGTCCTTGATCCTGCGATAAGCCGAAATCTGCGATGCGAGGTGCTGGAGGCGGTTTGCGCGGAACTCCTCGCTCGATTCCGCGAGCAGCGCCATCAGGCGCGTGTTCTCCTCGGTTAGCTCGTCCATCCACGCAACGAGTCGCTCGATCTCCGTCTCGCCGAGGCAGAACGACTGAACCTTCTTCGCCTCCATGTTGGCGATGTCGTCGAAGGTGGTCTCCTTCTTCTCGCTCATGCCGCGCCCCTCCTCTCTTCGACGGTGAACGCCGCGGGTACGGATCCCTGCGTCGCGGCGACCTCCTCCGGCCTGCCCTCGACGCGGGCGACGTTCGACTGCTCGGGCGTCGGCTGCGCGGCCTCGTTCGGCTGCGGCTCCGCGCCTGTCGCGGCCGCCGATGCGTTCGCGAGGTCCATGAGCTGCTGGTAGAACTCCATGCGCTCCTTCGACGGTATGATCTTGTCCGGGTTCACGCCGAGCCCGTCCAGCTCCGGCCTCACGAGCTCGAAGAAGGCCTCGACCGTCAGCGCCTTCGACAGCACGGGGTGGCTTCCGAGCATCGCCGTCACCTGCTGGCGGCGCTGGCTCTCCGCCTCGCGCAGCTTCGCGCCGACGAGCCCCGACGGGTTCACCTCGACGTCGCCCTTTATCGAGACGTCGGGGTCGTTGCACAAAACGTAGACGTGCGTGTTCTTCACGACGGGCACGATGAGGTTCCGGCCGATTCCGCAGATCACCATGTCGATGACGCTCGACCCGCTCTCCATGATCATCGCGAGCCCGGATGCCGTTCGCGCCGCGCCGGAACCGAGGTTCGCCGTCGATCCGATCATGTGGAGCGAGATGCCGCAGTCGTCGTTCGCCATCTCCTTCGCCTTCTCCATTACCATGATCTGGCTCTGCGTCGTGTCCTTCACCTCGATGGACCCTATCGGCGCGCCCTGTCCGCCCATGACGCCGCCCCTGAATCCGAGCATGCGGCCGGCGCGGAGCGCGAGCGCGGGTGCGCCGTCGAGCGAAACCGCCCTGTCCACGTCGGTGCAGTAGAAGATGCCGTTCGACGAGAGCCCTCCGTTCAGCGTCAGGTTCTTCATCGCGTTGTTCTGCATCGTCTGCGCGCTCGCGAGGAACTCGGCGATCGACACGCCCCACCACGAGTCGGCGGTCTCGTAGAGGCACACCTTCGCAATCGGGATCCGCATGCGGTCGTCTATCACGCGGCAGTACACGACGAGGTTGTCGATCACGATGACCTCGGTCTTGTAGTACCTGTCGTAGACTATCTCCTCGCCAGCGGGCGTCTTCGTCATCCCGCAGTCGATAAGCACGCTGCCCCTGAACGAGCCGAAGCACTGCACGCCCTCGAGCGTGCAGTCCTCCTCCGTCGAGACTGCGTTCCGCTCTATCTCGCGGCGCACCATGTCGATGTTGTCGAGGTCGAGGCGGACCCCACCCTTCGGATGCTTCGAGAGGAGAACCTTGACGCTCGACGCCCGCCAGCCCTCCGGCCTGTCCTTCGCCTTCGCCTCCGCGAACTGACGGAGGACGTTCGGCGTGTAGCGGACCTTCCGGCAGAACGTCCCGTCCTCGATGCTCTTCGCGTTCGGCGCGGGGTAGCAGTCCCACGGGCTCACCGCCTCGTAAACGAGGCCGACGTCGTACTCGATGTCGTAGCTCACGGCGCCGTCCAGCGTGCGCGACTCCCGGCACATCGGCTTCGGGACGACGCGCGGCACGGGACCTATCATCACGGCCGTGCCGTACGTGCAGATCCAGTCGAGCATCTTCAGGGCCTCGTCGACGAAGTGCCCCTCGATCAGGAGGTCGTGTATCTTCGCGTCCATCCGCTCGCACCTAATCTTCGCCCACTCCGACTCGCGGCGGCGCACCTCGTCGTACATCCCCGCGACGCGCTGGAGTATCGCCATGTAGAACGCGTCCGCGTTCGTCGGCACCTGGCCGCCGTTGCTCCTGTAGAAGTCCGCTATCTCCCTCGCCATCTGCGAGACTATCTCGCGCCGCGCCCGCTTCGGGATCGTCGGCATCGGCGTCGGCGAGAGCGTGTACGGCTTGTCGCCAGACGACTTGAGCACCTTCGTGAGCGCCGCCTTCGCCGCGCGCATGAACATCGCCGTCAGCGGCCTGTAGTTGCGCTCGTCGATGTTGTAGCCCGCGAGTATCGCCTTCTGCCTCGCCGTGTACTTGAGGTTCGCGGCCATGCCCGCGTCCTCGAGCATCTTCTCGACGCCGCTCGCGTGCCGGTGCTCCATGTTCCTGCGGAACTCGTCCATCGCGAGCGAGCCGAGGCTTGACACGGCCCTGTTCTCGGGCCTGCACTCCGCGGACTCCGCCGCTGCGTCACCGCGCCTCGCGGCCTCGGTCGCCTTCTCAGCTTCGCTCGTCATGATGAGTCAATTCTAAATTCGTTTTACCGCTGTTTTACCCTACAGGCTCGCCGAGTTTATCATCCAGTTCCCGACGAGCGAGCGGTAGTCCGCCGCAAGCCGCCTCGCGGACGGGCGGCTGTAGTCCTCCGCGCCCTTGAAGACCGCGAGGCACATGTACTGCCCGCCGTCCGCGATGTGCGACCACTCGTTCTTCTCGGGCGCGTCTCCGTACCGCTCCGCGCCGTCGCCGCTCCTCGACCTCACCACGGGGAAGCAGTACCGCCCCGCCATCGCCTCCAGGAACATCTGGCACTCCTCGCTCACGAGGAAGTTCCCAAGCCGCAGCTCGCGCTTCACGCAGGCGATGCGGATCTCCGGCGAGTTCCCGTGCGTGATGTCCATCTCCGCGCTGTTCATCGGCTGCACCTTGTCGCACGACACGACGTTCACCCCGCGCTCGTTCCGCAGCCGCTGAATCGCCGAGAGCGAGACGACCTCGTTGAAGTTCTGCCCCGCGGGGTCGGCGAAGATCGTCAGCTCGCAGTTCGGCCAGTCGTAGTAGTTCACGAGTATCGGCCTGAGCCGCGTGTCGAAGAACTGCACGACGTCCATGCGGTCGAGCCCGCCGCGCCCGTTGTTCAGCTTCGGGTTCCACGTCGTCGCCTCGCGCTGCGCGACCAGCTTCCCGTCCGGCCTCATCTGCCCGATGAGGCACGCCGGCGTCCGCCCGCAGTCCATCCCGCCGACGACGCGCATCCCCCTCATGTACTGCGCCTGCTCCGCCGGTATCTTGTGGCGCGCCGCGTTCCACACGTCGCTGAACACCCCGAGCCCGCCCATCGACAGGCCGAACTGGTTCATCAGCAGCGTACGTATCTCGTCCTCCTCCAGCACCGAGAGCATGTCCGTCCAGTACGTCATGTCCGGGTGGAAGCCGCCGTCTATCGTCCTGACGTTCTCCGCCGGCCGCCTGTGGTGCTTCGCCGCGTGCTCGGGGTCGTTCGGCACGTACGAGACGGCCCCCGACACGGGGTCGCGCTCCTCCAGCACCGCCGGCGGGCACACTATGAACAGCCACCCCCTCGGCTTCTCGACCTCCTCCTTCCGGCGCCACCAGCTCGTCTCGTTCGGGCTGTTCGTGTCCATCACGACGTGGAACCACCTCAGCATCACCCCGCTCGACGGGCACGGGTTGAAGCGCTTCAGTCGCGTGTACACCCTCGACACCACCTTGTACGGGCACTGCGGCGCCTCGTTCACCCACGCCATCGACAGCTCCAGCGACTGGAGGTCGTCCATCACGTTCTCCGCCTTCGCGCCAAGCACGATTATGTCGATCCTCACGAGCACGCCGTCGGGCCCCACGTCCTCGTACCTGCCCTCGTACGGGTCGCTCACCCACCGCGTCTTGTCGCCGAACCACTGGTTCCACGTCGTGATCTGCGTCTCCTTCGACGCCTTCACCGAGTGGCGCATGAAGAGGCACTTCGACCACCGCACCTTGAAC